TTATCTTGGTTATCAACACGTCATCAATAAAATAAACAATATTGATTTCTCAAGAATTGAAATGGATATAACCACATTAAAAACTATTAAGAACTTAATGGAAGAGGTTGAAACTATTAAAATTAGATTGGAGAATAGTAGACATGATGTTTAAAGATTATCTTTTTTTAGGTTTGATGACAGTAATTTACGTTTGGTTTTTTGTCTTGCCTGACTTACCTTCTCCTTAAGTTCCTTAACTTCAACTCCCTCTAAAATGGGGGAGTAGTCCTCAAGAACTCTTTTCAACTCTGCGTCAAGTTGTTCCTCAGATAAATCCTCTAACTTACCTGTTCTTATGATTTTTTGTTCTATGTAAAGCCCTCCTGCCTTACCTCTCATATGCTCTGCGTTGATGGCTGCACTAAAAGCATTTTTCTTTAAAGCCTCATCTCTTAATCTTGCAAGTTCTGTTATATGTCTCTGATAATCTACTGCATATTTTTTTTGAATTTCTTGTCTTAAATCACCAATATATAATGCAACTAGAGGAAATTTTTGAGGGTTCTGTAAACGACTAGCTTCTACCATTGCGCTGCCTTCAGCATATCCAGCCTCAACCGCACAATCTCTACCTGTCTTTCTACCCTCATTATAGACAACAAGTTCAGCAAATTTTCTTTGTTTTTCGGTTAATCTTTTTGGTAATCCCATATTTGACTTTTAGCATAACTTATCTTAAAATGCAACCTATGGAAATTAAGGATGATAGAGGTCCTTTAGACTTAACTCTTCAAATTGAGGAACTACAGTCTAGAATTAAAAATATGAATTGGCTTAAAAATCATGATTATGAATGGTTGATTCAAGAAAATAAAAAACTAGATAAGGAAGTAAAAGAACTTAAAATTGATAATAAAAAACTATCTGAACAGATACAAGACAAGAATGATGTTGTTCAGAAATTAAGAGATAAAGGAGTAATATGATAAGTGGAAAGTTATTAGCAGCACAATTAGAAAAATTCTTAAAATCTCCAACGTGCCAAAACGCAAGAGTACAAGTCAAGCTGCCACAAGGTGAGTTTAGATCTCCCGATGGATACTTTGATATTTTAGCTGTGAGTTTAGTAGAAAATAATATCTTAAGTCAAAGAGAAACACATAGAATTGTAATTGAGATTGCACCTCAAACCTGGAAAATGGGTAAGCCAAAGTTAAAAATATAAGCAACACGGTTAGCATAAAAATACTATGGGTCCAGAGACAAAACTGTGGCATAATTTAAAGAAAGCTACACCTGAAATTAAGTGGACAAGACTAGAGTCTTCAGCTTCATTGGGACTACCCGATGTATTGGGATACAACAAAAACAATGTATTTTTTACAGTCGAGCTCAAGATAATTACTGCTAATAAAATTAGGTTCAGTCCACATCAAATTGCCTTCCATGTGAGGCATCCCGAGAATACGTTTATAGTGGCTAGCGCCCACGAGCCGAGATCCGTAAAACTTTATCCAGGCTCCATGATTCTTGAACTATATAGAGGAGAGCTTGCGGGCGGGGCCCACCCCCTAGCCGTGGGCCTTGAAGCCTGCGCCCTGAAACTTGGCTCTTTGGGTGTCAATGTGGCATAGTGTCGCACCACAACATGTTGTGTCAATGTGACATAGTGTCGCAGTTGAGAGTAGAGCTTGTGGGCGGGTCCCACCCATATTTTTTTATTTTTTTTCGTGCTTGTGGACTGCTAATTTATTCGGTGCCTGTGGCCTGGTTATTTATTCTGGGAAGGTGGAGCTCGGCCAGATCTGGCCGAGCTCCTGGAGGAACTCTGTTATATTGCTGAATTGTTAAACTTAATTTCAGCTGCTTCGCATTCCATTTTTTTATTTTTAGGATTGTAATTAGCTTGTTTTACTACTTTATTATCAACGTAAAAAACATAATCAATAGTACCATTATCAAGCTTAATAGTTTTGATTTCAGTCTTAAGAAAATCAAAGCTATTTTTTGAGCTAGTACCAATTTTTATATTATTAGTTGATGACGTTCTACAGCCAAAAGATTTAGAAAATTGATTACTATAATCTGGCGTGTGAACTTCGTTCCATATTGGGTATTGTTTCATATTATCTTACCTTCCTTTTTAAAGTGTTAACTGCTTTTTTATAGGCAACTTCTGGCCGTTCATTATCTAAATTAAACATTTTAGATAATTCCTCAACTACCTTTGGGTCATCAAGTTTGTCAAAATTAACAGCCTTTGAAAAACCAAATGGATCATTTATTTTTACTTTCATTGTGTCCTCACTTTCTAATTTATTATACAAAATCATTGTGTTTGAATCATGGCACGTGATGCATGACCTGCGACACTATGACACATTTACNTATCTTATAAAATCTTATATACTTGGCAGGTGGNTGGGGATGGTGGTGGAGAGAGTAGAGCTTGTGGGCGGGACCCACCCAGCGCGCTGCGCGCGCCAATGTCAATGCGACATAGTGTCGCAGGATCTCGGATCGTGGGGAGTGCATGTGGGCGGGACCCACCCATAGGAGAAAAAAAAGACTAGGATTAAATAGAGGTACCAAGACGATTTGTGAATTTGAACGTTTGACAAATGTTAATATTCCTTTTAAAAATAGGGTTCCTTAACTATACCCCTTTATTGTTAGTTATTTACAGTCAAGTAGGGTAAAACCATTTAGGTACCATATTAAACATATGCATATAGATTTAGAAAAAATTAATAAACTTCCCCATGATGTCCGTAAAAAATTTAAAATTAATGCTATCAAAAGCATGCGTAAAAAAAAAGAGTCCCATATCAAATCTGATTTTTTGAGTTTTGTAAAACACATTTGGCCAGAATTTATCGAAGGTTACCATCACAAAATCATCGCAGAAAAATTTAATAATTTAGCTTCTGGAAAAATTAACCGTTTAATTGTGAATATGCCGCCTAGACATACAAAATCTGAGTTTGCATCTTTTCTACTTCCAGCTTGGATGATGGGTAATCATCCTAAACTTAAGATTATTCAAGCCACTCACACAGCAGAACTTGCTGTAAGATTTGGTCGTAAAACTAAAAATTTAATTGATAGTGAAGAATATAAAGATATTTTTGATATATCCCTGCAGCAAGATTCGAAAGCAGCGGGACGTTGGGAAACGAACCAAGGAGGAGAATATTTTGCCGTGGGTGTTGAAGGTGCAGTCACGGGCCGTGGTGCTGATCTCTTGATTATAGATGACCCACACTCGGAGCAAGATGCACAGTCCAAAGAAGGTAGAGCTTATGATAAAGCCTATGAATGGTACCAAGCAGGACCAAGACAACGTTTACAACCTGGTGGTAAAATTGTTCTTGTTATGACAAGGTGGTCTAAAAAGGATCTAACCGCTCAATTATTAAGAGCTCAATCCGAATCTTCTAAAGGAGATAAATGGGACATTGTAGAATTTCCAGCCATCATGCCCAGTGGCAAACCCGTATGGCCAGAGTTTTGGGCATTAGATGAATTAGAGAAACAGAAAGCATCGTTAGATGTTTCTAAATGGTCGGCTCAATGGATGCAGAATCCTGTGTCTGAAGAAGGAGCGATTATCAAAAGAGAATGGTGGCAACCCTATAAGGAAAAGAAAAGCCCTACTTTTTATTTTATTATTCAAAGTTATGATACGGCTTATTCGAAACGAGAAACGGCAGACTATTCAGCCATTACCACATGGGGTATTTTCTATCCCGATGAGAATCCTAAAAATCCTCATATTATGCTGATCGCTGCTGAAAGAGGACGATGGGATTTTCCTGAATTAAAGTCCGTGGCTCACGATCTCTATGAGAAATGGCGACCTGACATTTGCATTATCGAGGCGAAAGCGACTGGGCAGCCTTTGATTGATGAATTAAGAACAGCGAACATTCCTGTTCAATCCTTTATTCCAGGTAAAGGAACCGACAAACATTCTAGAGTGCATATTTGCTCTAGTATTTTCCACGATAAAAAGGTACATTACCCATCAAACGAAGAGTTCGCCGAAGATGTAATTGAGGAATGTGCTTCGTTTCCTTTTGGGTCTAATGATGACTATGTGGATAGTACCACACAGGCTTTGATGAGATTTAGACAAGGAGGATTTATTAAATTGGACATGGATTTTGAAGATGAACCCACACCTAAAAAAAGATACGAATATTATTAATGCTCAAAATAATAATATTCATACTTATATTTATTAATATGGGAGTAGATAAAGCTTTACCTAACAAATCAAATAGTCAAGTAAATTGGAATTTTATTGGAGGACTTGAAGGCAACTTAAATATAGGGCACCAACCTTCTGAAAATTCTGGAGTAACTATAGGAATGGGTTTTGATTTAAAAGAAAAAACAGAAAGTGGCCTTAAAGACATGGGGTTTGATCCTGATTTAATTGATGAATTAAAACCTTATCTCGGTCTAACAGGTGCTGAAGCAGCAATGGCAATTGAAAAAAATAATCTTGTTTTAGATGATGATAAAATTTCAAGAATTAATAGGCTTTCTAAAAAACATTATACAGATGATATTATTAGTCAATATGAGAGCACGGGTAAAAAATTCAATAAATTATCTCCCGAACAACAAACCGTAATAATGTCTGTAGGGTATCAATATGGCAACCTTAAAACAAGAACTCCTAGTTTTTGGAAAGGTGTAATTAATGATGATTGGGATAGTGTAGTAAATGAACTAAGAGATTTTGGTGATGACTATGGAACTAGAAGAGGTAAAGAGGCAGACTTATTATCCATTAGCCTTGATAAAGAATAGGAAATCCTATAAGAATATGACATTGGAGAAATAAATGGCAGAAATTGACAAGTCGCTTCCAAACGTGAAGCAAAAAGTAGAAATTGCAGGACCCGAAGAATCGGAAGTTGATATTCAAGAAACAGTAGAAGAGACACCTAAAGATGTCGAAGTAATTCCAACGGAAGATGGAGGTGCGGAAATTAGTTTTGATCCAGGTGCCGTGAACCAAGAACAAACTGAAAATCATTTTGATAACTTGGCTGAACTCTTACCAGACGATGTTCTAGATCCCTTAGGCAGCCTTCTTTATACAAACTACCAAGACTATAAAGCATCAAGAAAAGATTGGGAACATTCTTATACATCAGGATTGGATCTTTTAGGATTTAAATACGAAAACAGAACAGAACCTTTTAAAGGCGCATCAGGGACCACGCATCCTGTTATGGCTGAAGCGGTTACACAATTTCAAGCACAAGCTTACAAAGAACTACTACCTTCTGATGGACCTGTTCGTACACAGATATTAGGATCACCTACTATTGAAAAAGAATCACAAGCAAGTCGTGTTAAAGATTTTATGAATTATCAGATTATGAATGTCATGAAAGAGTATGACCCAGAATTTGATCAAATGTTATTTTATTTACCTCTATCAGGTTCAGCATTTAAAAAAGTTTATTATGATGATTTACTAGGACGAGCAGTTTCTAAGTTTGTTCCAGCAGATGATCTAGTCGTTCCGTATTCAGCTACTTCATTAGAAGATGCAGAAGCTATTATGCACATTGTTAAAATGTCGGAGAATGATTTAAGAAAACAACAAGTCGGTGGTTTTTATAGAGACATTGAATTACAACCAGGCTTTACACAAGAAACAGAATTACAAAGAAAAGAAAGAGAACTTGAAGGAATTTCAAAAGGTAAGAATGAAGAAATTTTTACTTTAATTGAATGCCATGTTAATTTAGATTTAGATGGCTTTGAAGAATTAAGCGAAACAGGAGAACCTACTGGAGTTAAATTACCTTACATCGTAACTCTCGAAGAAGGTACAAGAAAAGTATTATCTATTCGAAGAAACTACGAACCTGAAAATAATCTTAAAACAAAAATTCAATACTTTGTTCATTTTAAATTTCTACCAGGACTAGGCTTTTATGGCTTTGGTCTTATTCACATGATTGGCGGATTGAGCAGAACAGCAACATCAGCTCTTCGTCAACTTTTAGATGCGGGTACGCTCTCCAATCTACCCGCAGGGTTTAAAATGCGTGGCATCAAAATGAGAGATGAAGCGCAAGCATTACAACCAGGGGAGTTTCGAGATGTCGATGCTCCAGGAGGCAACTTACGAGATGCCTTTATGACTTTACCTTTTAAAGAACCTTCACAAACTCTACTTAATTTATTAGGTGTAGTTGTTCAAGCAGGGCAGAGATTCGCGTCCATTGCTGACATGCAGGTCGGGGACGGGAATCAACAGGCTGCTGTTGGTACGACCGTAGCTCTTTTGGAACGTGGTTCAAGAGTAATGTCAGCAATCCATAAAAGATTGTACTCTGGTTTAAAAGTAGAATTTCAATTACTTTCAAGAGTATTTAAAACATATTTACCACCTGTTTATCCATACGATGTTGTGGGTGGACAAAAAGAAATTAAACAAGCAGACTTTGATGACAAAATAGATGTTATTCCAGTTGCTGATCCTAATATTTTTTCTCAAACACAGAGAATTTCTATTGCACAAACAGAATTACAACTTGCTCAATCTAATCCAGGTATGCACAATCTATACAAAGCTTACCGAGATATGTATCAAGCGTTAGGAGTGAAAAATATAGACCAAATTCTTCCTCCTCCTCCACAACCACAACCTAAAGACCCAGCTTTAGAGCATATTGACGCACTATCAGGAAAACCTTACCAAGCTTTTAAAGGACAAGACCATAGAGCTCATATTACTTCGCATTTAAATTTTATGTCGACAAATATGGCAAAAAATAACCCTATGATCATTGCTAGTTTAGAAAAAAATATATTTCAGCACATTTCTATAATGTCTAATGAACAAGTTGAGATAGAATTTCCAGAACAAATACAACAAATGCAAATGATGCAGCAAAATCCTCAAATGATGCAAGATCCTAAAGCTCAACAACAAATGCAACAGATAATGATGCAAATTGAAGCAAGAAAAGCTAAACTTATTGCTGAAATGATGGAAGAATTTATGATTGAAGAGAAAAAAATCATTTCTCAGTTTGATAATGACCCAATTGCTAAACTTAGATCAAGAGAATTAGACTTAAAAGCAATGAAAGATCATAGAACAGCACA